AGTATGGCAAGACTTTCAAGAAAGATGGAAAGATGGTTCGATATAGATACACCGACGGTGTTAAATCAACCAAGAAACTTGTTGCTGTCAACAAGAAAAAGACAAACAAACGCCGTAAGAAGTGAATATTGTGTGTCCAAAATGCGGTTCGAACGCTATTGATGTTCATCTAATAGATGATTCTAATCCTAAGCAACCGATCATACATTGTGTATGTGAGAGTTGCGGAACGGAGTGGGTTGAATGAATACAACTTACTTTGAAATAGGCGGCGAGATGATTTATCTTGAATTATCAGACGTCACTACTGGGTATCCAGGACAAACAATTGCTTTAGAGCGAACTTCGAATACAAAGCAAATTGTAAAAACAAGAGCCATGGGCCCATTGCCGATGGATCAAGATGAAGGTTACGACCTTCAACAAGGCATTCGTGGAACAGGAAGAGCCGGAAGAGCAGCACGTGCTTTTACCACTGCGGCGACATTAGCGGTAGCAGACGGACCGTTGCCATTTGGCGACACACTGGCCGTTGGATTGCTAGTTGCATACGGAATGTATGAAACACACCGTTCAATTGTTGATATTAGACAATGAATTCATATAGTTGTGTATACACCGTGTATACATGGCGAAACTATATTGGCGAGTAAAGCGAGACGGAAAATGGACTTGGCGAGCAGCCAAATTGTCCGGAAAAAAAGACGACATGTTGTTTCTTAGACAATTGGAGGAAGAATAATGATTCTAATATACTGTAAGTATTGCAAAAAAGATGTAATCACACTTGATTGCATGAAAACAGCGACTTTTTGTGGGAGTTGTTATATTGACGGCAAACATTTGTGAGACGTGTAAGATCGTAACCGAAATCTACGGTACGACGGAAAGCGTAGTCCCTTGGCTATGCAAGTGTAATGAGATTGCTGCAGCCAATCTTGATAAACATCAGACGAAAATCGTCGAAATTAAGGAACGGATTACCAGTATTTGGTATCAGTTTCGTTAAAACCCTCACAACGGATGACAACCATTTTAGATTGTCACCTCCGGTGGAAGGGCGAAGAAGATAGGAATGGTATGCCTGCATACGATAAACTAGCCTTCGGAGGGAGGTCGTGAACTACATGACCGCTGGCGCTACGGGGGAAATAAATAATAACCCCCGGTATTACCATCGCATCATGGCTAAGAGAAACTATTCGACCATGAAGCGTAATAAGATTGAACCAGCAGTGCTGACGATGACATTGGCAACTCCTACTGTTCCGGGAACCGGTGTTGCAGAATCATTTATGATTGATTTGTCTCAAATCGCTTCTTTGATGAACAGACGATTCTATCGTCAAGGGATCAATTGGGCCGTAGCCGGATTTAAGTTCTTGACTGCTCCGGGTTATTCTGGACAAATTGCAGTTAACAAATTGCCCAATACTTGGGTATTGTCTAACGCTTGGGAAAAATCAATGCGTCATTATCTTGAAATGACTGAACAAGCATTGACAGGTACTGAATCCATTAGACCTCGATTTATGGATTTTAAGGTATATGCTGATGCTCGTCATCACGCTGTAGGTTACGCAGCGAATTTACTACCTGTTTCTGTCGGTGATGGTATTACAGCATCGTTGGCAACAGAAGGAGAATGGATTTCTTCGAAGATTTCTGTTCCAAACACAGCATCACCCGGTACTGCAAATGAATTTGAGTTAATTGCAGTCGGTGCTAGTTATCCCGGTGTTGGTGCATCGGGAAATAATGCAGTATCTATGATTGAAGGATACGCTGCATCACGTGGATTACCATATCCCGAGGATCCTAATGTTCCAGCAGATGCTGCGGACGTAAGCGGTACCAGTCAACCCCAGAATTGGATTGGGGCTTTGACTAACGAAGGTACTCGTCAAGACGAACAAATTCTTGACAATTTGATTGACGAAAATAATCAGGCACCATATCCTTTTGAAGGAGATGGAACAGCATTGGATACTATGTATCCGGGCGGAGCAAACCAACTTGTTGGAATGGAGATACATTCTATTGAGAATGTGACGGGTACCACTATTGGTGGTACAACTCGAATTAAGGGCGGAAACTTCCCATGTGGATTAGTTAACGTCACTGCAGTCAATAATGGTGAAGCAGCAAGCATTACCATTCAGATTGATTTGATTCCGGGTAGTCATAGAGGTTATCTTTGTGAACCTATGACGGAGATGTGAAGATTATGACACTTATTCCCGAAACAACAGAGACCGTAAAAGCCGCTGTAACTTCAGCGTCGGTCGTTAATCATTTGAAAGCAAACAGAATTGAATATGCACTGTGCTTGATTGCCCTGCATTTGCTGGGTGCAAGTGATCGTGTTCTTGGCCAATTGTCAGGAGTGTGTTTCTGATGGCGTATAAGTATGGCAAGACTTTCAAGAAAGATGGAAAGATGGTTCGATATAGATACACCGACGGTGTTAAATCAACCAAGAAACTTGTTGCTG